CGTTAATTGGTACGCTTGTAAATCTTATTGCGGCCTAAACACATTGCCGGGGTGATTCCCCGGTTTTTTTAATTCCTTTTTCATCACCTCCAGTCTTTCGGATGTAGATAACGGTTTTAATTCATAAGTGATTTCCTTATCCTCATGCTTCGTTTCCTTTTGAGTTTTCCCTTCGATGTCGGCAAGAATTAGCTTCTTGACATAGCCACTGAAATTTTTTCGTCTTTTGATGGCTTTAAGGATAAGGGCATCGGCATGTTTGTTGGTATTGAAGCTGACGCTTTTAATTACTTTGTTTGCTGGCATGTATTTAAATCCTCCTTTTCAGTTGTTACCTAACGGTATGACCGGTATGACCGTTTTATTCATGAAAATAAAAAAAGACCGAGCTATTCGCCCGGTCATACTTTTTGATTTCGTTAATAACGTTCTCGTTAATAACGATATGCACACATCATGAAAAAGATGCCTATCTTAAGTGAAAAAGTTTCGGTATTACTCCATACATTGCGCATCAATGATTTGAGCCATCTGCAGGCGATGTTCTCCGAACGGATCGTCATAAACTAAGTACTTCAATTGAGGATTTATTTCAGTGATTTTTCCTCTATGCTGCTTTATGTATCCCTCCTTCCATGTCTTGATTCTAATTTCCGATTTACTTTTATAAGCACGTTCAATTTCTTCCCCGATCAGCTGCATATCCATTTCATCCAGATCCGGTCGAGGAGTTAAGTTATCTTCATTTTGCCATTCCCGAAGTAACCGTAAATGCTCCGGAATCATCATGGCAGTCCATTTGGTACGGCCGCGATCCTTTAAATCACCTTGCTGTTTTAGATGTTTGTTCACTTTTATCCCTCCAGTCCCGTTTTAGTATGCTCAAAGTTCTTGGAGATGATGGGATGAAGTCAATGTAACCATCTCTTTTTAATCGTTCTAAGTGACTGTGTACTGTTGAAGTTGACTTAAGGCCAACAGCCAAACTGATTTCTCTTACTGTAGGTGAGTAGTTGTTCTCATCGACATATCCTTTGATGTATTCAAATATCTGCTGACGACGTTTCATTTTCCACTCTCCTCAAAGTAGTATTTTTTCTTTATGTATAACAGGGATTAGTGCCAGGACATTATTTATATTGAAGATACGAGTTGAACCCCTGAGGAAACAATACGCCTTAAACGACTCTTTAGAAACAGCTAATACTTTAATTCTCCTTTGGCTAATTTGTCCATCGTTTGACATGTACATCATGTCAACGTGATCATTATATTTCATGTACTTCAAAAGACTATCCCGCACACTTGTTCCCTCCTTTTCTATCATTATAGGAAACATCTGTTCGGTTTTCAAGCAATAAAAAAAGACCCTCCTCACAAAAAAAGTGAGCAGGGTGTAAATTATTTCGTTTCGTCGATAAGATATGTCATCCATCCGTATTTTTCTTTGATTTGTTTTCGAACATCTTCCGCAGCTTCTTTTGTGGAAAACGTTCCAGTGTAGATACGATAGTTTGGATTGAATCCAGTAGTATCTGCTGCCTCATTAAACATAAATTCGAAGTCTTTTTTAACTCGCTCTATAGCATCTGCCAACGATCGAGCATTGGGAAATGTTCCTGTCTTGATTCGGAAAGTTCCTTTTGTTTGAGTTGCAGTTGCCACCTTATTCCCCTCTTTCCACTGGACACCTAATCCGTAAAGAATGGATTTTGCACTAATTTCTGCAACCATGTCAATGTAAGAAGGCGTGTTGAATATGCGCTCGAAATCTTCATCATTACTGAAGAATCCGTTCTCTGCAAGTAACGATGTAGAAGTAGTGTCACGAAGTATTGCAAAGTTGGTCCAGTGACTTTTCGGTTGATTAGTTGATTCAAAGACTCCGTTACCCCAGATTGGTAAACCCGCTTCTCTGCATAGACGAATGTAGTACTCTGCAATTCTTTTGGCTTTTTCATTGCCTTTCCAATAAAAGATACCCATGCCTTTTACATCTTTATTATCGTTGTAGTTAGCATGTGTTGACCATACCAGGTCACAGTTATGGGCATTGTAATACCGAACACGGTTGTTAAGTGCTACTTCAGGTTTATTTGCTCCCTGAGCTTCCATAGAGTGCACTCCGTGTCTTTGCAGGTGTTCACGTATCTTTAATCCGACAGCAGCGTTAAAAGTATGCTCAGCGTACCCTTTGCCCTTTTTAAAAACCCCCTTTGATGGGGGAAAAGTATCGATACCATGCCCGATATCATTTCCTACCTTGGCCATTTATTTCACATCCTTTTTGAGTTCATTGTTGACTTCCGTTCCAATCAGTTCTTCTTTGATTTCGGTGGAAATCGTACTCTTATCTGAATTGATCACCTTCAATTTTTCTGCAAGGTTTGCCGGCACTAATACGTCAAGCTCAGCCATGTTTTCAATAATCGATAGCCCTTCATTGACAATATAAAAAAGCACCGTGGAAAACACGAGTGCTCCTTCGAGATTCAATATTTGATCCATGATATTGGCCACAATAATCATAAGCAGTACCAGGAGTTTGCGAGCATAGCCGAAGAGGCTTTTTCTGCTCCAAAGGTTATGGTTCTTGGCTGCCTTAAAAATTCCTGTGATGATATCGATAAACATTAGCAATAGCAACAGATGAAGAAATTTGACTCCCCCGAACAGATACATGTGTACTATCTCTAATTGTTCCAAGTTAGTTCCTCCAATTGATAGAATCGATAATGACATTTCATTTTCGCTCCTTTTATTTTGATAAAAGAAAAAGCACACTCAGTTGAGCGTGCTTCAACAATATTAATCAATTTTTTTTAGTGTTCCTGTAACTACCCCTATAATGTTTTCTAAGAATAAGGTGATTTCGGGTAATTCTATTCTTTCGCCATTCGGTATTTGCCAAATTGCATCATTGAGATAAATCAATTCGTCTTTTCCTGTGACATTATCGAACTTTTTGGTCTCAATAGTTTCTTCTAATATCGAGATAGCAACTTCTCTGGTAGACACTTGCTCTCCTTTTGCTATCCTCTCATCGAATGCTTCCTTTGATTCTTCCCATTTTTCAATTTTGTAATTGGCAAGCGTACCCGAAACCATGCCATACGATGTGAAAAAGAGAAGCTCTGGTTTTAAACCTAAATCTGTTTCACTTACAATACTTAATGACTTAATAAAACCTTGTTTGTAATCTTTTTTCAATTTTCTCTCTCCCCTTTCATTAAACCATTATTCGACAAAAGAGGAAGGATTCCTGCTAAATTATGAATCGAATTCGTGATTCATACCTCTTGACATCTGTTCGAATTCAAGTACTGTTTCATTACAAACCTCGCAAACGAGTATATGGTCCCTAAGTGGCTGTTTTTCACTCTCTCCATATTTATGAGGGTTTGCAATTAAAGCCTCTATAACATACATCGTTTTCTCACATTGCGCCTTCAATCTAACCACCTCCATTTGCCTACTAATTTCGACAAATTAAGGTGGAATCCTGCTTCTCATCATGTTCCTGATGCACAATTACTCTTGTGCCGCTAATAGCGCTGTAAGTTCGTTGTATTCGTCTTGGGAGATACGGTTATTAACTAAAAATACATCAAGCATTGTCTGCATATCTTCTTTGGATTTGTATGATTTACGCTCTATAGATGATTTTGCTGCTTTATAAGTTAGGCTCATGATTTATTCCTCCAATTAATGTTATTTAATATAATCCCAATTCGACCATAGAGAGCCGAAAGTCAACATCAAGCAAGTAGTCCATCTGTTCATTAACGATTTCACTCAAAGGGCGTTGATAAGGCTGTTCCACTTCCGGTTTATTTGGATCAGGAAATTGGAACTCTAATTTCTTCGTTTCCAGATTCACACGATACCTTGTAGCATTTGCGAAATCCTTTGCGTATTCACTGAAAGGTAATTCGAGTACTTCGAATGTTTCTCGGTTTCGTTCGGATAGTTCAGTGTATGTGGCAATATCTTGTTCGATTGTTGGAAGTATAAAATCTCCTACTCTACCAATTTCATGTATTCGCTCGCCTGTTAATAAGTCATAAAATATCCGCCTTATTCCTTTCATTTAATCAACCTCCTATTCATAAGCTCGATAATTGAAAGCGATATTTGGCGTTGCCCCTGCAGGTAGTTTGAAACCTGTAGGATTTGCATAAGCAATGGTTCTTTCATCTATTGTTCTTGATATTCCAGTAGGTGATGTTAAATTATCAGCCATCACAATTTTAGATGCTGTATTCTTCGACGCATTATAAGTAACTGCTAATGTTCTGTCATTCTTATATATCTCTATAAAAGAAGGAGTAAAGTCTAATCCTGTAACGATAACGGAAAAGTTACCTTCAAATGCTCCATTTGAAGCGTTTTTATAATTTTCAACTGTATTGTTTGATGTAACTGTTCCCGCGGCGAACTTTTTCCCTGTGTTAATATTTGGAACCTTATTAACTAAATCCGTTAGTGTTTCTGTTCCTACTGATGGTTGACCTTTATTGGAAAGGTTTGTAGCAAGCGTATTTTTAATCGTCTGTGTTTTACTTTGTAATTGGGCCTGCGTATCCGTAGATAATAAAGGACTGCCAACGACACCCGCCCATTTACCTTTTATGTCATTGGCTTGCTGAAAAGCCTGTGCAATCGCTTGTTGTACATCTGTTGCTGTCATTCCCGCAGGAGGTACAAAACTGATGTTAGAAGCGTTATGTGCATCTATCGCATCCTCTGCAAAATGCGTAGTAACTTCCTGCTGCAAATCTTCTATTCCACCAACTAATTCATGAACCTGGGCAATTCCTTGTTCAATTTTGTTCATATTGTCAGCAATGATCGGCGTACCAGGTTCAATGATGTTCCCCTCTTTTGGAATAAGTGTCACTGTTCCGTCAGGGTTATTTTGTTGCTGGAAGGTACGAGGCTTTTCAACTTCTCTGTTTTTCCAAACCGTTGGCTCGTATGCCATTAGATCACATCCTCCCCGCACGTTACCGTACCGCAATACGGTAGTGCATTATAGTTTCCGGAGTAATAAAAATACAGCAAGGATAGATTCTTCTCTAACCGTGCTGCATCTTCAAAATTAAAAGGCGTATTAGATTGCCAATCAAGTTTATTGTTTATCCAACCTGCAGGCGTGAATCGTTGTCTAAGTGAATCGATGTTGCCTTCGATCCGATTAAGACTATCTGCAAATTCGAATCGTTTCATATCTCTGTTTTTTACGACAATCAGGATAGGGGCAGCGTCAAAATGGGCGATTAATCCCGTAACAACTTCTGTATTGTTTTCCACACGGTTTAAATCCTCAAAGTTGTAAAAATCAGTTGGAAACCATTCAAGTTTTGGCTCAATCCACATTTAAACACCGCCCTTCGTTTCAGTCTTCCCATTCAGATAACCAGCAAATTCATATTCCTGTTTAGTGATACGGCTTTGTTTTTTCATGCCAAAGCTATCTTCTACCAGGACAATATCGCCGCATTCTAAAGCAGGATTTTGGCGCCAGTTAATAGAGTATAGTGCACGTAGATTACTTTCCCTTAATATCCATGCTGCTATGTCTTCTGCATGTGACACAGATTGAATGAGAGGGTTGTCACATTTCAATGAAGAACCTTCCTTTACGCCCTCATTCAAAAAGGCGTGTTCAACCTTTTGGCCATTCTCATGGACTGTTATCACGATAGATTGAACTAACTGATCAAGTCTTATTTGAGGCTCTTTATAGACATTATCAAATGTGATATTTTTCATATCCCAGCCGTTATCCACTGCTACATAGGTCATTCCCGCAAACATATCCGGACCTGCGTACACCATGAATGTACTTTGTTCGTCAAGGGCGGTAAAACGTTTAATCGTAACAACGCCTTCACGGCTTTGGTAAACAGCAGCCTTTCCCGCAATTCCTATGCACTGAAGGGCTTTTCGGGCGCTCAACTTTTCAGGAAACCCGTTTGTAGGTATTTCGCTTAATCCTTCGTCAATTTCATAATCTGTAACACCGGCTTTGATTAGTACATCTTCCGCTAAATCATACAGCGTTCCTGAGATCGATGTAGCATACTCTTTTTGGTCAAGAATTTCAAAAACGTCGCGGGCAGTGAATGTCGTCGTTAAAGCTCCTTCATCACTCTGCCAATCGGTTAAATAGTACTTTTTAAAATCCATGTACTCGAATATTTCTTCAGCAGTTTCTACTCCAATGGACAGATTCACTTCTTGGCGATCCTTCAAAAATCGATAGTAGCCTTGTGGATTGAGGATGTTAAATTCACGATCAGAGTTATCGATAGTGAACTTTACTTCATTGGAAGGGAGCGTGTCGCCAACAACGTTCATCTCTTCCACGACGTTCACTTTAATCAGCTTGTCCCCTTCATACTCCTGGACAATTCCGAAGTCTACCTCCGTCACTCTTGCCCGACGGAATGGCTTAATCCATTTATTTATACTGATTACGATCTTTTGGTAATTATCTAAACCTTCTTTCCAGACATACATAGTGTTGGAATTACCGGTTACGGTTACGCGTTTAATTAAAGAACCGTCCGAACGATATGCAAAAATTGAAAAATCTGAAGCGTATTCCCTTGCGAGCGAATCAAAGGATATCGTCAATCCCATTGAGTTGTGCTCTTCAATGAAAGTAAATTCTACTATCTGTGAAGGAGCGAACACCCCTGTCTCGTCAGAAATAGTTTCACTCCACCAACCTAATTCACTTTCGTCTTCTTCTGGACGAGGAGGGATATAAAAACTACCGTCAAGTTTCCAATAATCCTTCTCGAAAGTAGCGTATTTATGGGACATGTTACGTGCTTTATTAGTTAATTGACCTTTCCTACTAATCTCCGCTTCAGACGAAGCTGCAGAGGAGTTATCCAAGTATGCCTCGTTATCAAGAATTTCGAAACTAACTTTTGCAGCAGTCTTTCGAATAGGCGCATATACCGATTGCTTAAATTCACCGCTAACGTCAATCATGCTATTCGCCTACCTTTCGACAAGTGGAAATTTGACGTCTTTCCAACGAATTTTTCCATCAATAAAATCAAGGGCTCCGACATTTCTGTCGCCGGCATAAAACGTACCTGTTTTCATCTTTCCATCCAACGGATCGAGATACTCTACTTGAAAGAAGACAGGGCTAACATACTGCAGTACCTTACTTAAATCTTCTTTACTCAGGTACGCCCACATTAGCTCTATCTTACGTTTGGTTGCAATCCTCTCGATGATCATGGTACCGCGAGCATTACGTTCAGCTTTCGAAATATCTTGAATCCCAACCGAATAATCGGATGGAGTGGGAAGAACCACTCCGTTTATCTTAATCATGGACCCCACTCCTTTTTATACCGGTTGAATGATTGTGGATCCAACCCGTTTATTCTCTCTTGCTAAATACGGATTAAGGATTCGCGCAAAGGTTGTACCATCGACATTTATTACGATATCCCCGCTTTGTTGATTTTGCTGTCCAGCCAATGACATCTGCATGGCAGCCATTACTGCCGACCCGAGAGCTGAAGCCAATTTACTCACAAACGGAGTATTTTCAAGAGGTACTATCATCTCACTGCCTGCTTCTCCGGCAATGTAGTTGCCGAAGTTAGTTGCACCATCCACGATACCGCCACGCGCAAGCTTAGGGATTCTCGGAATGTTAATCCCGAATGATTCCCCGCCGAACACTGGTACCCAATCGGGGATGTCAATTTTAATACTGTTAAGTGCACCGATTACTGTGTTGATACCATCAATGATTAAATTCAGTGGAAACTTAACAATCCCCCACAGTGAGTTAAAGACTCCTGCGAATATATCCTTCACACCTTCCCAGGCTTTTCGCCAGTTCCCCGTAAACACACCGACCACAAAGTCGATTAAGCCTCCGAGAATCTGAATAATTCCTTTAATAAGATCTGCCAGGAATCCTACTGCCGTAGTTACCACATCCACGATTAACGTGAAAGCTACTTTGAAAGTCGGTCCGAGTAATTTAATCAGCATATCAATTAGAGGACCGATAAACTTGTTATAGATTTCAAGCGCACCGTTAACCAATTTCATGATGAATTCCCCAACTTGCTCGATAAGCCCTTTCAGGTGCTTGTCCCATAGGAACGTAAGTGCATCAAGGAAGGGTTCGACTATCGGCTTGAGAATGTGATCCCATAACAGCTGGAACCTCTCTTGAATGCCTTCGAATAAATCAGTCAGGTTTGTCAATAGAGACTTGCCGTGTTTTTCCCACAGCTTCATCACGATATCGAGCGTATCCATGACGAGTTTCTTTAAAAAGTTAAACACTGGCTCAATAAGCGACTTATAGATATCGCTCATTATATTGGCGAGCCACTCAAATGCGGATGCAGCTCTTTCAAAAGCAAATACCAGGATATCTGTAAATATCGGCACCAACACTTCATTAATTTTCTTGGCAATAGGGATTATAAAGCCATTTAAGGCGTAGTCCACGAATGGCCTAATTGTATTGTTCAGTAAATTTTGAAGTGAACCGCCAATTGATTTAAAAGAATCTAAAAAACTCACCTTGAGTCGTTCAATCGATGGGAACCAAGTAGAATTCCATAAACTTGTTACAGTGTCGGATACGTTTTTAAAGGTCTTGCTAAACACTTGAACGGCATTAATTGCGATATCAGCAAACAACGGCGCAAGGGTTTGCGTAATGCCGATTACAAGAGAAGGAATAAAATCAAATAGGAAATACCCCGCTACCGGTCTTAGAAAGTTGTTTACAAGTTCAATGGCAGTTCTGCCTATTTCAGCAAAAGCAACCTTAATAGGTTCCACTGCATCGTAAAGAGGCTGAATAGCTGAACGAATTCCACTAAAAGAACCGTTAAATAAGCTTCCAAAGTCTTTAATAGATTCCCACATACTTTTGAAGGATCCTTTGACTCGGTCTGCCATCGCTTGAATATTTTTAGGAATAGTTTCCGTATCAACTTCCGGCATTTCAAAATCTCCAAATCCCATGTCCGCACCTATGCCACCAACGCCCGGATCCGTACCTCCTCCAGATCCTCCTCCATCGGTAGCTTCAGATGTTTTGTCAGCAAGAGAATTGATCTCATCAAAACCGGCAACTGATCCCTTCGCTTCTGCAGCCGCCTTTTTTACTTTACTGCCTGCCTTTTGAGCTGCAGTGCCGTACGATTCCTGCGCGGCTGTCCCGCCTCCTACTGCTGCTGTTACTTGTTTCTGAGCACTTGATACTCCGAAGAAGGCCTGCATGAAATATTTAAAGTAAGTGGTAACTCTGACAAGCCAATTTGCTAACTTCTGAAGAATAGGGATGACATAGTTTGCAATTGGCGTAAATGCTTGTCCTACATTGACCCTAATGTCGGCAAAAGTTTTACTTAACATAGCAAGTCGTCCGGCCAACGTATCCGAATATTTAGCAGCGTCTCCAACTTGAAATTTGGTTTCTTGCATAATCCCATTTACTTCGGCTTGTATCTTTTCCTGCTGCGTTAAATTGTTGGCTGTCTTCCCGATCGATGCGGCATATTCATCCCACATCTTTGCTACGTTTTTCGTAACACCGGCATTATCGACAAGGATTGAGTTTTCGTTTTTCAAACCCTCAGTTGCTGATGCAACAGCCTGCCCAAGTGTGTAGGACGACTGTCTACCAAAAGCGGCAGCATCCTTTAATCGTTCCATGACCTGCTGAATCTGCTCATCATTGTAACCACGAGCCGCAAGGTTTTTATAGGCATTAACTGCGTCAGTAAGGGGTACGAGACCGTCTGCAACATAATCGTTGATAAACCCCTTGGCCTTTGAAAAGGAGCGTCCCTGCCCCTCGACAATACTTTGTAATCCGAGGAATGCGCCCTCTAAATCGCTGGCTGCTTTAATGCTATCCTTCACATACTTTCCAATTCCGAGAGTGGCAAGTGCAACAGCAACACCTTTGAAAGCCTTCTTCATGCTTTCTGTCGCCTTCCCCACTGACTTATCAAGCCCGGACATTTCCTTTTTGACGTTATTCAGTTCCTTCTTCAGTCCGGCCGTCTCCGTCGTGATGAGTATCTGGAGTTCCTCCAGGGTCATTGCCACGATTCTCACCCCGCTTTCGCTCTTTCATATGAACCGAGTAGGCTTCAATTCGAGCTTTCATGATCTGCCATTTTTGCTGTTTAATCTTTTGTAATTCCGCTTGTTTTTCGATCTCTGGGAAGAAGCCAGGAAATGCCTCGTATACTTCTTTTTGGGTCTGCTTACTTCCGAGCATTATTCCAACTAAATGGCTTATCTGATTAGCCTGGTGATAAGCAATTACGGCATCCGACTGTAATTTCGTTTTCTGCCTTTCCTGATAGCCTTTAATAGATGCCGAAATCTCCCCGTAGGTCATATCCCAATAAAAAACTGCATCCACCCCGCATTCACATGCGAACGGATACAGTTCTTCAAATAGCTCTGTTAAGTTTTTTGGAGACGGTTGTTCTAATTCTCTTCCGTTGCTGTCTCTGTCGTCTCCGCCATTCGTGGAAAAAAACCACTTGTCTTAAACACGTCGACCATGACCGGGATTAAATCCGTGTAAGAATAGCCTTCTTCTACATAGTCATCATACAGATCAAGCACTTTTTCGAATGTCATTCCATGATGGAACTTCTGCATTGAAGCATGCAAAATTAATAGAACTTGTGTTACAGAAGGAAGTTCTCCCCCTTCAACGGCCATTAATATTGAAAGAGGATTCCGTCCTCCGAGTTTCTTTTCAAGATCGACAATCTGCGAAGCAGCTGCACGTAGTTTATATTCTTTCTCGCCTACTTTAAAAGTGGTAAAACGCATTTAGTTTCCTCCTCAAAATAAAAAGCACCCTCATTTTTGAGAGTGCTTCAGGTGTTATCCTCTTTGCTGTAAAGCTTTGATTAGTTTGTCATTCCGCTTTTCTGCGTTGTACTGATTCACCACTAAAATAGCGTGAATGACGCCCGGTATATACAAGAATAAAGTTAAGATGCAGTTTAGTAAAAACTGCCCCACCTTGCCACAAGATAAAATCGCCAAAGGCGGAAGAAGACATAATAAATATCGCATGTATGGACCCCCACAATGTTTTGTGAAAATTCTACCACATTGAGAAGGATGTGCCAATCCTATGCTCCGGCTGGATGAGTAACAGTGATGTCACTCTGAAGGCTCATGGACGCAGTGAAAGTCATAGCAGCATTTACAGCTGCAGCATCCATTTTAACGTTTACGAAAGCCGTAAACTCATGACCTGTTCCATCCGGATATTCCACTTTGAAAATTGCCGCTTTGTTAGCATCTTGCAACCCTTTTAAGATTCGATAGTTACTTGTAGATGTTTCATTGTCATACAAGAACTTGAAAGCGAGATCTCCCAGGTCCTTAACTCCCGGGATATATTTTTTAACTGCATCACTCAAAGTTGTTACTTCAACTTTTTCCGGATCCCCACCGAGCTCAGGAACCTCCATAAGATGTTCGATGGTGGTGAACGATGCACCGCCATCGGCTTTATAGGATAGGGTTGTATCCTTAGATAATAGTCCTGTCAATTTTCACACTCTCCCTCATTGGTGAACTAATTTTGTTCGTTTATCAACAATTCCACGATACCGCATAGTTTTACGTTTAAGCCCGCTGGGATCATTTAGATCTGTTGCAAATTGCCGAGAAAAGCCGATGCTCTCCATCTTCTCATTCACTTCTTTTGCAATCTGGCCAGTTGACTTCGTATGCCAAACATCGATCACTATCACAATTTCTGATTGCAATTCGGTTTTCATATTGTGATAGTTTCGATTGTCTGCCTCTTTAAAAGTAATACAAGGAGTTTGAGAAGGGCTGCTTGGGAACTGATCCGAAACAGTTACGCCAGGTATCGAAGACAATACAGAGTTGACTTCCGGTTTCACGTCATACATCAGCGGCTCGACACCTTTCGTATTTCTTTTTTCACTTCTTCAGCAACTATCTTTTTTACCTTGCCCTCGTTATGCTTTAGAGCTGGATATAAGTAAGGTTGTGCTTCCATCCCTGCCCAGTCTTGGCGATAATCCAAGTTTTGATCGGATTTAGGAGGGGAAGGGGAAGCCTCCCCACGTTGACCTGTTCCGAATTCGACGTAAGCAGCATATTCCACGTTCGTAGATACTTTGCCTTCAATTTTCCCCGACTTATCTACAACATTTGCAGTGATGCTTTGCCTAAGTCTCCCGCCATCTTGAGCCGCAACCGGTGCCAATTCCTTCGCATCGCCCTGCACCAGTAAAGTTCCTTTTCGGATGCCTGCCTTTACAGCTTTACCGCTATTTCCACCCAGCTGATCTAATTTGCGCATGAGGCTATTTAGACCCTGAATACTCATGATTTCACCTTCTCCAGATCGAATACGGTATGGGTGTTCCACCGTCGAATCGCAACAACTATATAATCCGGATCCATTTCACTTGTAACAAAAATACAAAGGCCATCAGATTCATGAATTTCGGATGTTGTTTCGGTATAAGCAGTGGCCATGTAAGCTAAACGTTCACCATATATTTCGGACATCATTTTGCCGCCTGCAGGCTGAACATTTGCTTTAATGGTCCTGGACTCCCCCCAACCAGTAGAGGTTGTACCATCGTTTTCCTTTACAGGGACTCTGGGTTTGACAGTATAAGTTTTTAAATCACGTTGCCTTAGTCGCACCGAAGCGCACCACCTTGGCCAGTCGTTTTTGATTGATCGTACTTTGAATAGAAGGCGGTAAATCCTCAAACGAGCGACTGATACCCCCCTCAGAATGGCCCGACTGTCCTTCTATCCCCTGCTTGTTGTAACGGATAATTGCGATTTGGCGCTGGGTAGGTTCTAAGGACATCGGCAATTCAGTACGATTTGTCCAGGTTAGTAGGTCCGTTTTTACATCATCCAGCATCAACTGGAGAAGTCCATCCTGATCAGAGTCTTTAATGCCGAGTTGCAACTTGAAGTTTTCTAATTGCGACATTTTCCAACCTCCTCATAAAAAGAAGGCGGTTATTCGCCGCCCTCTACTTCTTTAATCTTTTTCAGTTTTTCAGTTTTATTTTTCAAGTCTGTTAGATCAATTCCCTTTTCAGCTGCATAAGCATCCAATTCAGCCTCTGTCATTTTTGATAAGGGCTTTTCAGTCTTTTCTTCTGCATCTTTTACTACTTCAAAGCCTTTGCTTTTTAAAGCTTCTGCCTTATCTTCTGAATCAACAACTTTAACAACATTCAACCGTTTAAGTTTAATTTCTGCCATTATCCATTCACCGCCACTCGGATAGAATCTACCTTGTTATCAGGAATAATGATGTCGTGATACTTACGGTAGTCAAGTTTCCAAGCATCCGCTTTTTGGTTCGTATTCGGATCAAAGATGCGGACCTTGTCAGTTTTCGAAATACCGATCGGAGTCGTACGAGGAGTAATGATCCAGTGCACATCTTTAGCAAGTGCATCAGGTTTAAATCCGCCTACCTCTTGGCCAGCTGTAGAGCCATCGTTTAGTAAGATTGCAGACTTCATACGGTTAGAAGTAACGGGAATCAAAGGAATACCGTCGAGCATCTTAATCCGTAGATTAATTCCGCCTTGAGCAAAGTCCCCTACATCAATCCGTTTTTGAAGCACTGAATTGCCTGTGAGAGCACCATAGGCAGGATAAGCAATTGAAATAACTAACTGTTCTAAGTCGACTCCTTTGTCGGCTACTTCAAAAATGTGCTCGTAAAGCTTTGCCAAGATAGTATCAGGAGATACTGCATAACTTTCACTGTTCCCTTTCGCTACTGCTTTGGCTGCAAGGAAGCTATAACGATAAGCATCGATTTCCGGAATAACTTGCAAACGTTGAAATTCGCTCATGACGTTTGCCGCGGATGCTCCAAAGTTCGTTTCATCCACGTCCATGGCATCCAACTGGAACGTACGGCCACGGTCTTGGGTCATTTTGTGAGTTTGGTATTTAAACGTAACAGAACCTTGTACGAATCCGTTGTCACGGTCATAATCCCCTAAACCTTGAACTACCAGATCAGGAATCTTGATTTCATCACCGCCGCTGTATTTCACTTGGCCGGCATTGGCTTCCATCCATCCGGATGTAGCTTGTTGAGTGACTTGCTTATCCAATTCAGTTTGGAAAAGCTTTGCATATTCTAATGTGTTAATTGCCATCTAAAACCCATCTCCTTATTTTTGAGAAAATATTTTTTTAATCGAATCAAATTCAGCGTTTCCACCATTCCCACCGTTACCGCCTTTTGGTGGATCACCTTTCAAGCGTTCGTTTACACCTTTTTCAACTGCGCTACGGAATACCTTCTCTACTGATTCGATAGATTTATTCGTTGCTTCAGCATCAGTGTAGGTAAGGATATCTGCAAGCTCCTTTGGTAAGCCTTTTTCAGCAAGAGTTTCATAAGCTAACGCTTTAAGTTCCCGAGTGGTAATATCTTTTTCTCGCTTTTCGATTTCCTCTAATCGCTTTTTAGACTCGTATTCCGCTTTCTGATCAGCGTTCATTTTGGCAAGCTTCTCGGCTTCAGTTTTAGCTGCTTCGAGTCTCTCCTGATAGTCTTGCTCCATCTGAGTTTTTGCCTTACCAATCTTTTCGCCAATAATTTTATTGATCACTTCCTGCTGTTCTGGGCTAAATTCAACCTTTCCAGCACCTTCTCCGCCTTTTCCTCCCTCACCTGAATCGCCTTCTCCTCCTGCACCATTTCCGGCGCCACCTTCACCGCCAGCACCGCCGCCTTCTTCAGCGAAATATTGCAGATCCAGTTTAAGTAAAGGGTTAAATTCCGTAGTTTTTAGTTTCATTTTCATTCCTCCATTTCCGTTTAACGCCCGTCGGCTTATGGTCCATGCAGCCTTTAACGTCGCAGCACGTTTTGGACAAAAGAAAAAGCCGTTATTCAACGACTAATTCATAAGTTTGTTTAAATATCTCTGGTTTACACGGGTAAAATTCACCTTGAACACCTTTGATGATATAGTCACCTGGGTTAGCTTTCATAATTCCTTCTAAAGTTGGTATCCAAAGCTCATCGTCTTGAGTTTGAGCCGATTTACATCCCCACCTATCAATTTCAGACCAATTGTCGCCATTCCACTGAATAGCTTCAATAACAACAGGCTTTTTACGATACCGGGCCATTCTTCCCACTCCTTATGCCGCATATTTTTCTAACCAATCTGGGTAATTCATGTTGGCAGGAACTAACTCATTCTTGCCGGTTACAGGGTTACGAGATCTACGTTGAATATTTTGTATCGTCTCTGGACCGAAGTAAGCACGCGTTGTAGAACGACAAAAAGGATGCATAGGAGGCATATTCACGCCTGGCTTCGCATCCTTCACTCTGTATATTTTCCTGTCTTGTTCCTGGCATATTTCAGAAGTGACTCTATCTAAAGTAGCCATAAACAAATATTCATCGATTTCAGCTTCTGCATAGCTTTCCATCTCGGCCATGTTCGCCATAAAGGTGGTTTCTGTACGAATTAATCGGCTCGCTGCAAACTTGCCTGTTGCTGTTACTTCCATTAGATCATGAATCATCTTCCGCATACCGATACCACTTTCGAATCCGCTTGTAATAGTTTTACTTAGTTGATCCGCTAATTCGTCCGTATTCCCCCATATCCGAGAGGAGAAGTGCTTTCCACTCCAAGGGTTTTTAAGAATCGTCTCAATCACCCGATTGGGGATCGTTGCGAATTCAAAGCCAACTCCCAAACCTCGTTGAATATCGAACATCGTTCGGAAGTAGGCTTCCCGTATCGTCTTCATATAGAAAGCGTTACTGGTAGTAAGTTCAACATCAGCGATAACTTTCGATTGAATCCGGACACTTTCTCTTAATGCTTCCAGTCGAGTGATCCTTGCTCGATATGCCGGTGCATTCATTCTGGTTAATAACCATCGACGAGTCTTCTTGTCTCTGATACCGGGATAGATCTTCTTAGCAAGTTTCAAAAGAGGATTAGGTATACGCTGATTCAATATCCTTTTCGCTTCAGCAGGATCTAATTGGCCATTTGCCCCGAAGGTTCTGAAAATCTTCTCGATTTCCTCGTTGATATCTGCAACCGATTGATCATATGCGCGGTTAATTGTCCGAACAGTTGAATCAGCTGAACGATGGTACTCAGCCATCCTTTGAAGTGAACGCTTATCCCAGTAAGCATTACTCCTCGTCTTCATTGTCCTTCACATCCTCGCCCATTGGCATGCCGAATGCTTTTTGATTTCGTTTAATCGTCTCTTCTTCCTGTTTAGCTACTGCCTTTATTTCAGCAGCAACATCATCGACGAAGGACAATTGGGCGATCAATGTCTCGGCACTTACTTTGCCATCAAGGTTGGCAATCATCGAGGATGTTTCCAGGTCATTGACTGGAAGGTTACGAGTCATTGTGATTTCCACATCAGAAATATCAACTGCTTTCGCCTTCTTCTCTAATGCATTAGCGAACAGTTGCAGCCTTTCGCGCAACCCCTGGACAAAATAGCGCTCCTTGTTTTTGGCCAATTGTTCTAAGCCGAGTAGCTTATACTTCATGGCCACTCCGGATGATTGTGCAGCAAAGTTCTCATCCGTTAAATTAGGAACCATTGCAAATTGGTGAATGTCGTCCCGGATAGCTTTCCGTAGGACTTCGACTTCTTGCTCGTTTAGCTGTTTAACGAGCCAGCTTGCGTCACCATCAGAAGGTAACTCTAAAAGCTTGTGTCTCTTAAGTATTCTCGCAGTCTCTGTTGATTCTTCCTCAGAGTCTCCTAACGAGACACCCTTCAGCATTAAAATGGCATCGACAAGCTGTTCTTTATCATTCACCCTATCCGATTGAAGAACGTTGTAGGCATCAATCAAACTGATCTGCTGTTCAAAATCGCCTTGTTGCTCTTCATTGTTCCAAAACTCAACGATCGGAACCGCATTCCAGTAATGTTCCTTCGTTTCCTTTTTCTCATAGTTTTCACTATCGAGGTCTTTAACGAAGTACCTTGTAACACCTTTAGCAGTATAGACATGGACGTTGTAGCCGTCTGTATTGTTATCTAAATCAAACTTCGGATAATAGTGGACGCCAAACAGGCTCCTATATTCCACTGTGTCATCCACCACTAAAAAGATATTACGCGGATCAATTACAGCAACATCCGGAATCGTGTTGTCATCACTTGTCATGTAATAGAGCTCCAACCCGTACCCAAAAATCGAAATATCCTTAGCCAATTCAGAATCATGTGAGACGATATCGATCTTCTTGTAAGTCTCGGTAATTGGCTCAATTTGCTTACCCTCATACTTAACGGGGTTCCCGGTTACATAGCCCACGGCGATATCTGTAATATACTTTGCATGGTTCCCAACCAATTGATTGTTCGGCAACCCTGCTGAATCTCCTAAAACCCGTGTCAGGATTTTATGCTTTCCAAGATAATAGTCTTCCAGGTTTTTGAGCCGAGGAATAGTCTTTTGATGTTCCTGGATGCAGCCCCTCAGCAGTTTTACAGGAATGTCCTCTAAATCAGGTATCAGATCCTTGTCACGAATAATTGCCATGCGCTCACCTCAATCCTAATGCCGACTTCTTGCCGACTTTAACTTTTTTGTTTTCCATAATGCTTTCCGCTATGCCCGTTGTGGCATCTGGAGCATCATCGTGTGTGTTCTTCCCTTCCTTTTGGTACTGATTCATAGCCTTGTAGTACTCCGGCCAGCGATCCTTCCAATTGACGGGGAAATATAAGTTATTCATGACAAACGTGCTGCCGGATAAAATACGTGCCACCTTATTCTTGGACTGATGGAACCACTCAACATGTGGCCGCCTGGTCTTGTGCCTTTCCCAAAGCTCACGTTCAACGTTCCGGGCATACCCCCGGCCACCGTTGTTTGATTCGAAGAGTGCGGATCCTACCTGATTCT